TTAAGCGTACATAGCCAATCACCATTCGTGAACGGCTTTGAATGCTCGCAAGAACGACAGGACTTGATAGGTGGTTTGAGGTCATAGCACACTTCTTTGTAATCACACCAGCGGCAAGGATATGCTTCTATATTCTCACCGATACCTGCAGGTTTCAGATCCGCTTCTACTAGGAGTTTGATTCTAGCTAGTATGTCGTTTTGAACTTCGTAATCAGGTTTGATCCGTCTCACGTAATATTGCTCAGTATCTTTGTTCAAAGCGATATAAAAACCTCTGTCCATTCCTGTCATCAGCATCCCTGCTTGGATTTGATAATAGTGCGATGGCTTAGAGTTAGCTATGCCGTTCTTCTCAAGATCAGCGAAAGACTTTGCGTTATGCGTTTTTACTTCAAGAACATGCGGTATATCTTCCGCTCCTGGAATGCCTTTGATGATTCCGTCCACCTTAACTACGAAGTGTTTGGTATCATCAGTATACGCAAACTGAAGTCCATTCTCATAAGCGTCCCATACCCCGAAGCCAGCATTACGCAGATCAGTGATTACACGCTTTTCTTGAAGATTGCCTGTTTCGAACAACCGCAACATCCTGCCGTCAAACGATGGATTGTCGTAACCGCGCCAAGAAAGCCAAATCCTACGAATGCAATCGTCACCTATTCCGGACGCGCCCAACCTAGACAATCTGAATGGGCGTTTGCTATCTTTCTTTATAGCTTCATAAATTCTATCAACAACCTCCACCTCTTGAACAGGTATAGGAATTGGTAAAGGTTTTTTAGTAGCCATTTAGAACAACCTATATCGAGGAATACATTGAACGTCTATGATAATATCGGAAAGCATACCCGATACCTTACGCTTACTCATGACTGGGGAGGCACGCATTCCTGCGCTTTCACAATCCATAGTAGCTTGTATAACTTCTTGACGGCTCATCTGCTGAACCTGCGCGTCATAATGCAGCACTACGTTAGGTGCGTTAATGCCCATAGGTACATGCGTAGGAGGGGTAGAACTACAAGCAGCTAAACCTAAAATACTTATTGCGATTATTACGTTTTTCATAATTATTCCTTTAGAGGTGGGGTACTCACACACCGTATGCGAAGCGTGAAAAAGTGCTTTCCCCCAGAAGTTACCCTTGATGCTTTATATACTCATCAGCTAAATCGGAAGCGACTCGGTAAACGTAGCTCGCATCAGTACACGCGACGTTGCCGTTAGCTGCCAAGGATATCATAAATTGAAATATGAGTTCGTTTCTAGTAGGCATAATTTTTCCTTAATCCCAAGGGTTCTTTTTCTTACCAGCTTTTTCTTCCTTAGCTTCTGGCTCGTCATCCTCGATATCCATCAAAGATTTAGCTGGAGCTTTTGGCTTTGCTGGTGCGCTGTCAGGTGAACTATAACCGACGATACGGTTCTTGTCGGCGTAGCCTCCTGTGCCTTTTTCAATGTCAACCGTCGCAGTAAACTTGCGCTCCAAGAGCTCATCAAAGCTAGCTGCGTTCGGCTTTCCACAAGCACGTGCCCAAGCCGCAACTTGCTCACGACCGATCTTCTGGGCTTTTTCACTCGCGTTGTGAATGTTGAAGTTGTTCCAGATCTTACGACCAGTGCCTTCACCGCTGGCGACTTCAAACGTAGCGGCAATCATTTCACCGCCAGACTTTGTTGATTTCACTTCGGCTTCTGTGCACTTGAGCACATAGTCACCTTTAGGTAGTGGGCTGTAGTCGCGTTGCTCTGACGCGTACTCGTTTAAGTCAAATCCAAATTTAGACATAATATTTCCTTTATTAAGATACGATTGGGATGTGTTTTGAGATTTCCTCGATATTCATGTCGAACGAGTCGGGGCATGCATAACGATTCTTCGCAATATACGCTGGGTTCTCAACTACGTGTAGTAGTCGCTCACCTGTCGTAATTCCACGGTTTACAGTGTTATTGAAGCCAACATCAGATTTCTTGACAATCACTTTGAAACCTGCGTAAGCAATCACATCACACCATTCTTGCAATAGAGCATTACAACGATTCGGCAACTTCGGCGAGAATCGGTCATACGGCTCAGTTAAAGGGTTTTCATAACGAACTACGTTAGCATGCGCTAGTAAAACAATATTCATACCACGCTTGCGACGTAACGCGTCAAGACCCTGAAGTATCTCCCTGAACGCTTCAGCTACGAACACTTGACCTTTGCCGTAGCCTAGATCTTTCGCGTCGTGAGAGCCTTCAATATCTTTCACGATCAGCGGTTCAACAAGCCAGTCCACTGAGTCGATGACGAGCGTCTTGAACTGATGCTCTTCTTTCAGCAGATTTTTGATAGCCTCAACTACGTCATTGATTTCAACAGCGCGAGGGAATGACGTTACATCTAATGAATCCAAGCCGTCTTCAGTATTGATGAAGATAGGGTCAGGGAATTGAGAAGCGATTGTGGATTTACCGATACCGTGGTTCCCATAAATGCAAACTCGGGGTGGTAACTCCTGCTTGCCGACGACAAGCGATTTTATAAAGCTCATAGTATTTCCTTTATTAAAAGTTCAATGCAATTTCATTGTAACGAAATGTCCGTGAATCAAATTGAAGTAATCTCAATTCTTCTCCTGGACGATTCTGGGCGAGAACACCTACACATATTGCTGCTAACTTCGGATCCCCAATCAAACACAAACAGTCGTTGTCATGAAAATCTTTTAAAACATCTCTAGCGTATTCTACGAGGTCAACATTGTCAATGTTCACATCAGTAAAAACATGCTCGATTGTTCCAAACCTTAGTGCATCTTTGATAGTCTTGTTAAGAGAGTTATCAACGACCCATACGACGGATTGATCGTCTCCCATGTACACTCCTTCCTTTTCATTTGTAATGCTGAATTCAAGTTGTATATGTTTATTCAAATTATTTCCTTTATAAATACTTGCTTGCGCCAATATCCTTGACAGTTTTTATTATAGCTTGAAAATACCAATCAAAGTTCAAATCCGCAGGAATATTTTTTGGTAAAGTCATGCACGCCTTTGCACCGTCAGTCTTGGCAACTTTATTTCCGTTTGACGCATATACAATCGGAGGCAATTGTTCTGTTGTTTGATACCAGCGCACAACTCTGCCAAGATACTGATCATCCTGAACACCGCCTCCAGTAACATTCCTAACGCTGATGAAATCAGTGAGTGTAGCGTTTTTAAGAGTGTCCTCAAATGGTGTTCCTTCAGAAAGCCAATTAGCTACCGCCTTTGATACAACAGGTGCAGTTGGGTTCTTGCTAAGGGTTGGTTCGCTGTAAATGCCTTTTATTTTAACACTACGATCTCCTTTCACTGCGTAATAATTGTTAACGTCTTTCAACGCAACACACCGATATGGTGTTGCTTCAAAAATAAACCCTGTCTTCTCACTGAACTGTTTGATTATTTTTTCGACTACCGCTTGCCCCTTCTTTCTGTAGTAAAGCATAATTCCGTCCGTGTTCGCGGATATGACCTCAATCCTATGATATTCAAGAATCTCAATCAAGCTCAGCAGAGTTAGCTGCCCGATCAAAGTAATGTTTATCATTACGTCCGGAGAGTAAAGCGGCGAAAACTTATTCGCGGTCTTACCGAATGTTCCGTTCAGCGCAATGCGTAACGAGTCAGCGATGACCATATTCTTTGCACGCTTTCCCTCCAGCCTTCTGTGAAAAACCTTACGATATTCCTCAATAAACTTTATACCCGTATTCATAGGGATCAGATTGCAGTTCAACATGATCGCGGGATAGTACGAAGCCACGTCATAATCAACTACGCAAAAGTCATCATCAGAAACATGGCAAATCTTCCTGTCGTGCTGAGAATGTAAACCGCCCACGCCCATCTGATAAACACCCTTTCCAATCGTAACGAGATCGTCCTTCAAGAAGTCTGGCAAATCAACGTGACCACTTTCCTTTACGTCAAAGTTATGCGCTGCTATGCGTTGCTCAAGGTCTTTCAGAGCTGGTGTTCTGAACTCAATAAATGGTGGAGTTACGTATTTTACGAACTTAGGTATGAGTGGCTCTTTTTTCTTCAAATTGAGCTTTTTCATAAACATATATTCCGCTACTTGTGAGTCCGACTTAGACCGTGCGTCAAACCCATACTCCTTACTGATCTCGACACGAAGCTGCAATTGCCCCTGAAGCCTGTTGTATAACTCAGCTGTCGTGTCTAAGTCATTGTGGCAATACTTCAAAACATCATCAAAGTCGTCTTCGGCAATGATAGAGTCGTGATGAAATGGTAAGTCTTGAATCACAGGCATGTTCATGCGCGCACCATATGTTTTCAAACTAACAAAGCTGGGCGCGACTTCGATAATATCAATGTGGTCAATCATGGGGATTCTGAAGCCGTATTCCTTTTCCGCTTGCCACGGCATGAGGTTTTCCTGAATGATTTTGTCACCCAACGCCTTTGCCTCTGCCGTAGTCTTACCTGTCATGAAATATGAAATAACGGGCATGTCATAGCGATTGCCGTTAAAGGTAACGAAAGTATTATTTGACTTCATCAGTTCTTTCAATCGTTCGCAAGCATCTTCCTGATGACCCCAGATATGAAAGCGGTCACCAGTCTCAAGAATCAATCCGCAGAG